TCAATTGATGCTGCACCAAGTTTCAGATCAACCGTTCTTTTTTGATCATTTGATTCTATTGTAAGTTGTTCGTATATTGATTTTTTAGTAGACATTAGGTATATGCTAAATCAAGTAAAAGTTTTTTAGTGATATAACTATTTAATGAGTTTGTTTGTATCGGTATAAATCCCATCGAACCTCCTCCAGAAGGTGGTGCTGAAGGTATCTGAGGAGGTTGCATATTATCAATAATTACAACTTTTTGTCCAACTCTTTGTGGTGTGACTTGACTTGAAAGTTGTTGGCGTCTTTGTGATGGTTGTGCGGCGATTTGTGCTGGTGTTGGTGCAGCAATTTGTGCGGGTTGTCCAGCAACTCCAGTAAGTTGTCTTCCAATTGAAAGTAAATTTAAATATGGGCGAGGATTAATTGGTGTTGCATAAGGACCTCCAGGACGAACTTCGTAATGTAAGTGAATATCAGGAGAACTTCCAGTATTTCCAATTTCACCAATTGTTTGACCATTATATGATTCTCCATTTCTTACCATCATTTTGGCTAAGTGGGCAAATCTGTAGCAAGTTCCATCTGATGTAATAATATCTACAGTATTACCATACCCACCAGCAACTGCTGCAAAAACAACTTTTCCACTTTTTTTAAAAGAAACATAATAACCTCTTGCACCAGAAGTTCCAATATCAATTCCTTCGTGTTTTCTACCTGTTCGTGGTGCTCCAAACTCACCTTTACCCCCACTCAATCCTACTGTTTGTGTTCCCCCAGATGGACCAGAAACATTAATTTCATCCCGAACAGTTGTGCTTATACCTTTTCCTGGTATTGGTGTTATTTGTGCTGGTGCTGCTGGAGTTGCAGCACCAAGAGGAGTATCTTTCGCTTTATACATTATATCTATTTCTTTTTTTGAATATTTGGAATAAGGAGTCCAGGCACCGGGACCTTGAGTCTTTAACAATCCAATAGCCAATAAGTCTTGATTATTTTTATCAAATCTATCCGTATCTTTCAATCCAGCAGATGCTTTTGCGGTTGGAAGAGATCTTGGTACAAATTGATATCTACCTGCTGCGTGTAATTTTCCTTGACTCTGTAATGATATAACTTCACCGATAGTCATATCTGTAAGATTTTTTCCAATCCATTTTTTGGACCCACCAAGACTATCAGCAGCTGTACCTCTGTTCATCGCATTATAATCACCACCACTTTCTGGTTTAGAAATAATATCTAATGCTTGTTTATGAATTGGTTGTAATTTCCCTGCAGTACCAGGAGTACCAGAAGTATCAGTTACTTCAGGTTGTGTAGTATAATCAGTTCCAGTTGGAGCAGCATTTTCTCCACTTACTAATCCTTCACCAAGTGGTGTTGTAAATAATTTTATTCCATCATCAATTTGAATACTCATATCATCAAAGACACTATTCAAATCATCCATCGCAGTTTGAACTCTTTTATTTGAATCCAAGAAATCAAAATTTATTATATTTTGACCAACTGCACCTAAAACTTTACCAAAAGATTGTAGAGATTTTCCAATATTAGTAACAAATCCTCCCAAAATATTCACCAATCTTCCTATCCTAGCCATTAACTCTTGAGCCATACTGATTATTGTAGGCAAATTATTCAATAACCAACCAACCAAAAGAGTTCCCAAGAAGTCCATAATTCTTCCCAAAAATCCTCTTGTGCTATTCGCAAGAGCCAATCCACGATTTTTAATGAATCCACCTATACTAGAGGACTCAATTATATCTTCTTGTCTTCTTCTTCTTACTCTCTCTCTTCTACGATCAAATGATAAACGATCACCAAAAACTAACTTTCTTTTAATTTTATTTCTATTGACGAGAATACCTGCACTTCGGTTTGCACTTACTTGAGCACGAGTTACAGCAACACCAAGACTTCTTACTCCTGTTGTTATTTGCTGCAGATTAAGAGGAGATGCAATCGCCATTTTATGTTACCACATTATAATGAACTTGAGAATATAATGTATAAAAGTTTTCTGAGTTTGATGATGAGATTGCAGGAACATCATTTGCAGGACCACCAGTTGTGGGAATAGGAGCATTCTGCTGTTGTGAGGATGTTCTAGTCATTATAATATTTGGTGCTGGTTCAGGAAGAGGTGCGGCAAGTTGTTGAGATCTCTGCGTTTGAACCATTGATGTAGAAGAAATCTGTGCTTGTGGTGTGGCGATCTGATCTACTGGAATATTTACTTCACCATAAGCAGGTGGTTGTGAGAAATCTTGACCTTCATCTTGAAAAATATTATCAAATTTTCCAGAAGTATCAACACTAAACTGAAAATCACTCACAGAAGGAGTCATAGATACTCCTGGTTTTGCTGCTACTCCTGGTTTTGCTGCTACTCCTGGTTTTGCTGCTACTCCTGGTTTTGCTGCTGCTGGTCTATTTTTTTGCGTTCTTCCAAAAGGAGTATTATCAAATGCACCAAAATCACGAGCAACATCTAATGCAACAGCGCCCCAACCAAGAATAGGAACTGCAGAAGCTACTGAAAGTGCTGCACCAGGAATATCTCCTTGACTAGCTCTATATCCAGCAATTCCTAAATTCACAAAAGTTGAAATTCCAGGTATTAACCTCCCAAGAAGTCCAGTGCCCTTTCCCGCTGCACCTTTTGCTGCAGCTGTGAGAGGAGCAGCGGCAGCACTAGCAGATGCAGCAGCTGCTTTTGCTCCTCCACTTAAAAGATTTTTACCTGCATTAAATATACCTTTTGCAAGATTTCCAAGTCCCTTAAAAATACCACCAATAACACCACTAACTAAAAACTTACCTAATTTTGCAACAATATTAGTAATGGTTCTTGCAACACTCAAAAATCCATTACGAATTAACGCAAATATCTTAAGTGCAGTCCCAAGAGTGTTGATAACATTATCTTTTATTTCTTCAAGTTTATTCTTCGATCCTTCTGCATTTGCCTGGATTGCTTCTATTCCTTGATTCAGCAACCAACCCAAAAGTAATGATGTAAAAAACTTCATCAATCTGGATAAAACGCCTTCAGTTTTTTGTGCGATTGCCTGAACAGGTGCTGCGATTGTGCTTTGTATTCTTCTTTCAATTACACCTTCTTGTTCATCTCTTACAGACTCTTCAGATAATCTTCTTTCTTGTAATTGTTTTTGGTTTTCTCTTTGTTGCTCTAAACCACTATCCGTAGCAATATAATACGCAATTCTTTCTAATGCAGAACCAATATCTTGCATTTGTTTGGTAAATCCAATCAATTGATTAGAAACCAAAGATAAAGTGACCTGATTAGATGGAGTTAGTTGTTGTTGAGTTGTTGCGGGAGTAACTAAAGGAGTTCTCCCTACACCAAAAACACTACCAGAAAAGGTATTTCTTGCAATATTAGTAGTTCTAGCAACAGGAGAAGATCCTATAAGATTAACCATTTATTTTTTGTATTAAATTTTCTTCTTCAATATATTGCTGAAGTAACGACAGGTAGATTTCCCTTTCCCACGGAATCATATTTTCAAGTTCTGTCAAACTATATTTATGATGTTGAATTAACGAAAAATTCACCTTATAATAAGTTTCCAAATTCTCGTGAGATAGGGCTACGCGAAAAAAGATGATAATCCTTCAAGAACAACATCACTTTCAATACCAGTATTTGGATTTTTAACTTTAATAATATGAGAGAGTTTGGGCATAGTATCGAAGAACTTTTCAATCTCCTTAAATTGATTTGATGTAAGTTGATCCAAAAATTCAACTAATTCTTTTTTGGAGCAATCTGATGCGGACCAACTTTCTTCTTCACTATAAACTTGCTCAATACAAGAAACAATCAAATCAAAAGTATCTTCGACTGTCATCATATTACCGGTAGAAAAATTATTCTTAATAAATTCAGTCAAAGAAGGATACTTCATTCTTAAGATTAAAGTATCATCTAATTTAATATCTCTGGAATGTTTTTCATTTGTCTGAACTTCAATCTCATCCAAATTTATTGCAGCAGGAACTTGTGTTTTATTATCATCAGGGCAAGTAATCAAAACTTCGACAGACTCACCAACCGATTTTCCGCGAATGTTAAGAAACAAATATTCAATATCAAATGTTGCTAGATCATCAATCTTAATTCCTTTGGAAAGAATACAATTAGCAATTACATTCTTAACAGCATTCGCAATTTGTTTGTTGTCCTCACTTTCCATCGCAATAATAAGAATTTTTTCTTCTTTTACTAGAAAAGGTCTATATCTAATTTTCTTTTTTAACGAGGGAATTTCCAACTCATAAGTTGGCGTAGAAATTTTTGGTAAAGCCATAATAACCTATACAGATCAGTATTTTTATTTAGGGTACGATTCGAGTTCCTTCATATGCAATAGGTCCTCCAGTTCCCACTGGTCGAGGATCATCAAGTCTCCCTGTCCCTTGATTTAGATTTCGATTAGTTAACTCATCTCTACCAGTTGCTAAACGAATATTATTAAGTGGATTTGCTAAAGGATCTATAAAAGTAGATCTCAAAAGTTCCAAATTATTATTCGCTCCCTGATAAAGAGAGAGACTTGATACTTTTCCAGATACATATCTTTCATACTTAAAAGTTGCACTCGCTTTTAATATACTAGAGTTTTCATAACTAACAGCAATATTACTCATAGAATATGGATATAATCCAAAGAAATTATATTCTATTTCAGCACTATAATCACGATCAAACTTTAAAATTTTAGTTTGATTTGATTTATAAGTGTTTGGATATTGCATTCGGAAAAAATATCCAGAATTATTTTGATTCGCATATGATCCACTTCCAATAAATTCCATCCAGTGTTCTAAAAATTTAACCGTCTTATAATCACGATCAACATAAAACTCTAAATCAATTGGAGTAAATTGGCGAGTATGAGCAAAGTTCTCAACAACACCAGTAAAATTTCCTACAACTTGATTATCTGCATAAGAACTTCCCGGTAAGGATGCGGAATAACATAAAAGTCCAGCGGTTTCTCCAATAAATCTCGAATCAACTCCACGAGAAAGTAAATAGTTTCTCAATTCTCCAGACATTCCATTAAAAATAACCTGGAAATGAGAAGTCTGCGCTAAATTTGTTAATACAGGTTTGAAATCTGATATTCGGCGTAAGGTTGCCAACTCTAAATACCTATTATGATTCTTGTAGTATAAGTATTTAGATGTCTTATAAAGGAAAATTTAAACCTTCTTTTCCAGAGAAATATGATGGAGATCCAACTAATATAGTGTATAGATCTTTGTGGGAATTGAAGTTTCTTCGTTATTGTGATTTGAATGAGAATATTTTAGAATATTCGAGTGAGGAAATTGTTATTCCTTATATGGATCGTTCTACAAATAGAGTAAGAAGATATTTTCCAGATGCTTATATAAAAGTTAAACAACCAGATGGAAATATTAAAAAATATTTAATCGAAATCAAACCTTCTAAACAAACAATTCCACCCCCCAAACCAAAAAGACAAACACGAAGATATATTGCAGAAGCGATGGAGTTTGTTAAAAATCAATCTAAGTGGGAAGCAGCAAGAGAATATTGTAAGGACAGAATGATGGAGTTTAAGATTCTCACAGAACACGATCTTGGAATCAAATAATGCCCAGAAAACCATTAAAATCTACTAGATCCAGAGATACTAAAATTAATAGAGTTCGTGCAATCACAAACTCTTTAGTTGGAAATGAAACTTCAGATGATTTAATGGAGAAAATACTAGAGTCATTAACTATTACAGAAAAATTTCCAACTGTAGGCAAGTTTTATACCTTTGTATATTTTCCAAAAACTTCTGGTATTGAATATGATACTCATCCACTTGTCGGAGTAACAAATATATTTAATTGGGGATTTAAAGGTATTAACTTTCACTGGGGAGAACAAAGGCAATATACTTGGGACGAAGTTGTTGGAGATTTACATTTAGTATATTCTCAAGAACTCAAAGACTTACAGGCAATTCCTTTTAAAAGAATACGAATAAATAGTTAGAAAAAATAGATGTCCGATTTTTCGACTGCATTTACAAATCCACAGATGCAAAGTGCAGCATCTTCATATTTACAAAATGCATCTTTAGCAAATGCATCTTCATCGTTGAGTGGTGCGGGAGCACTTGGAACAAAACCTTCCACACCAAATCCAAAAGCAAATAAAGCAAAAATCTTAAAGTATCCACAAGCAAAGTTGGAACAAGCAGATGATTATATGATGATAAAGGTTATAAGATACACAAGAAAAGGGATTGAGACAGGAGCAAATAACTTTAAAGTTAGAACGGCAACAGAAACTATTCGAAATCAAGACTTTAGAACAATATTACAGACTATTATATTGCCGATGCCTAAAAATCTACCTGCAGATACAAATCAGGTAAATTGGGGAGATGGATCATTAAATTCATTAGAAGCTTATGGTGCAGAAGGATTAACAAATACAGTTCAAAGTCAAAATCTTTTTAGTGCAGCAGGAAAAGAAATTCAAAACGCCATTTCAGCTGGACAAGCAGGACTTGTTTCCGGAAATGCACAAAGTGCAGTTACTTCATACATTGTATCTAATTTATTAAACTCTTTAGGAAGTAATGTAAGTGCTACAAGTCTGTTATCTAGAACTACTGGGCAAGTATTGAATCCTAATCTAGAACTACTTTTTAGTGGAGTTAATTTAAGAGGTTTTGATTTTCAATATGATCTATCACCTAGAGATTCGAAAGAGTCTGGAGTTATTAAAGAAATCATTCGCACATTAAAAAGAGCAATGGCTGCAAAAACAAGAGCAGCAAGTGATGCTCCAGGAGTCGGTCTATTTGTAAGTGCTCCTGATGTATTTGAGATTAGTTACAAGAGCGGAGGAAAAGATCATCCATTTCTGAATAGATTTAAACCCTGTGCTCTTACAGGAATGTCTGTAGATTATGCTGGTGGAGGATCTTATGCAACTTATCCAGATGCTACACCAGTAAATATGGTAATGTCTTTATCATTCAAGGAGTTGAATCCAATCTACGAAGAAGATTATGATGATGGAATTGGTAAAGACGGAGTAGGGTACTAATTCCTTTTAATTTAATCAATAAATAAAAGTGCCTGAGTTGGTGGTTCTTTTCAGGTTGGGATAAAGCACTTTACTAACAAATCTTACTATCATATAAAAAAATATGGTACTATTGTCTCCTAAATTTATTTTATTCATTTATTATATCTAAATACCCAAAAGACCTACTTGTCTAAAATGACATATTTTAGAGAACTACCAGATTTAGAATACTTATCTCCAATTCCAGGAAAAAACTCTTCACTTGATTATGTAAGAGTTAAAAATCTATTTCGTAGAGTAAAACTTCGTGATGATCTTCAAAATGTCTTTACTCTTTTTAATAAGTATGAAATTCCAGATGGTGCGAGACCAGATACAGTAGCAGAAGAACTCTATGGTTCTTCAGAGTATGATTGGGTGGTTTTACTTTCATCTGGAATTATAAATGTAAGGGATCAATGGCCATTATCTGATCGTGATATTTACAGATTTTCAGAAAACAAATATGGTATTGCCGGTCTTACAGAAATTAAATTTTATGAGACTACAGAAGTCAAAGATTCTCAAGGAAGACTTATCTTACCAAGAGGAAAGGTAGTAGATTCTAACTTTACAATTCCAAATCCATCAAATTCTTTAATAACTTTAAATCCAGTTGCAGGAATTACTAATTATGAATATGAAGTTATTGAAAATAATAAAAAAAGATCAATTTACTTACTGAAGTCAGGATATCTGCAACAGTATGTAAATGATCTTCGTAGGGTTATGTATTATGAAAAGTCTTCACAATATGTAAATAAGAAACTTATAAGAACAGAGAATGTTAATATAAAGTCTCCATAATTTTATTAATCCGAAGCTAATTTTTGGAAATACGACAAAGTTTCATCATCAGAATCTTCGTCGTCATAAGAAGAAGAACTTGACTTACTTGAAGAAAGATTTGAGAGTTCATTACGAAGATTATCTTCAAGATCACGAACAGAACCGCGACCAGATTCTTCTTCTTCGACTTCCTCATCCATACGACGAGAACCACCTTTCAGACCCAGAACAGCATCAAGTCGTGCTTTCATTTCATCATAAGACTTGAATTGATCAGGAGAAAGGAATTCTGCAAGAGAATATTGCTTCTTCCAGATTGCTTCCATTTCGTCGTCATCATCCAGAAGAGCACTGGTGGAAGAAAACTCACTGGAATCATAATTACGATAACCAGCAACATTCTTTGCTTTCAGTTTAAAGTTAGCACCACTCCAGAAATCAAACGGATCAATCGGAGTTTCATCTTCAAACTCTGGTTGCATCGCAGTAGTCAGTTTATCAAAGATTTTCTTACCATACTTGAAGAGAAAGACTTTACCTTCGTTATCAGGATTTGCAGGATCTTTCACAACATAGATATTGCTCATATAAGTCAGTTTGCGTTTCTGCTTACGGGCAACTTCTTTATTGGAATCCATACCAGAGTTCCACAAACCAGAGTTATGCTCACAGACAGGGCATTTCTGATTGAGAGTAGTCAGACAAGAGTCGATCAACCAACCACCAGTACCTTGAAAAGCGTGACCATAAAGTTTCACAAACGGAAGGTCTTCACCATCTGGAGCAGGAAGAAAACGAATTACGGCATAACCATTTTGTGATTTATCGACAGTCAAAGACCACAGACGCTCATCTTTGCTACTCGAAGAGTTATTCATCTTCTCAACTTCTTTCACCAACTTTTCGGTGAGAGAACCAAGTTTAGATTGCTTTTTGAGATTTTGGAAAGACATAGGATTTTTAGGATAGTTTGGATACGGAGGATTTACTTGATTATCATAGCAAAGAAAACTCAAAAAGTCAAAGGTAATTTTTGAGTGATTTGATTGTCTTATTCATACTATTAAATAAAACATTCATATCGGTTTCTGGAGGGAATCCCATCATAGAAACAGAACGACGAAGATTTTCTTTCATCTCAACTGCTTTTGGATCATCAGACAAAGAAAGTCTTGTGTACATTATACGTTGCTTATCCAGCAATTGAGTCATCTTATCAATATGTTCCAATTTATCTTCTTTTGACATATATCCAAAAGAAAGAACACTTCCATAAATTTCTTCTTGAAGTTTATTAATTTCTTGAAGTTCTTCTTGAATGATTTCAGAATCAAAAAAGTTACTCATTTATAATACTCCGAAGAAGTTTTTTACAGTGAAACATATCCGTATTTAGAAAGGGATTGTATTTCAGAATTTTTAAGCTTACGGTTTCCCATATAGGATCAAGAAGATTCTTATCAAAGTTTTTTCCGTACTGGAATATTCTATCATAGATTACCAGAGTTTCGATGGAGAGATATCCGCCCATAAATTTTTTTAATAGGATCGGGTGCCCTTTCGAACAATTGAAAACATCTTCTAATTTGTTGTTCGAGAATAATTCTTCTGATTGTTCCTTCAGTAAGTAGGTTAAACTCTGTTGTCGTTTTGTCCATTCCTTATAATTAGTTTCTCCGTTATTAACTAGTTCTCCAATCCATATAGTGGAAGGATCATTCGCGGTGATAAAATTAGAAACAAAAAACTCAACAACTTCTTTGTCGTTGAGTTTCCTTGATGTTTTCTCAAAAAAATATCGATCCTTACGTTTATTAAAGGATTCGATACTTGCTCTGGTTTTTCCACTGTACTTAAAATAATCATATTTTTTATCCGTAAAATGCTTTTTCAGAGCAAGATACTTGATATAAATGTCGAATGGAGTCACAGAGGCAATTTCGCTTTCGAAGTTCGTTTCATAAAGTTTAGATTTGTTGCATCATTCTTGAGTTTTTCTTTCAAAGGTTTTGAGATTAATTTAGCAATTGAATCGACTTCAATACTATTGACTTCACAATAATGCACAATACTATCAATATAATTAAAACCCTCATCAATCACAATCTTTTCTATTTCTAGAGCAAACTTTGATGGGGTAAGAAATTTACTTTCTAGTACTCTTTCGAGTTCGGTATTTGGTTCCATATATTCTATTTTAAATTCCAAAAGACTTTCTAATATATTTGCCATAGTTTAGCAGTTAATAATATGTATTATAAGATAAAATAATCAATTAGTCAACTGGATATCAATTCAAGTTTATCATTCACAAACTTTTTAATGTATTTAACTACCAACTTCATATATTTTTTAAGGTCTCTCTCCTCATATAGAACACACTCTCCATTCTCACACGCCATAATGATTACCAGTTTTTTGATGGGAGTTCCAGTCATCTCATAATACGCCATACCATAAAACATCGCTTGAACAAAATAGTTCTCAATCCAATCTCTTGGTTTTGGTTTTTTAGAAGTCTTAAAGTCTATTACCGAAAGTTCGCCATCGTGTTCTGCAATACAATCCGTTGTACCTGCTACGCCAAGTTGCTTACTATACAAAGGACCTTCTAAACAGTGAATATTATTTATTTTCTTAAGTTCTGTCTTTGAAATTTTAAAAAGAAAATCCGGAAGCGGCGGAACTGGCGGTAAATCTTTATTGTAAAGGTAGTTCTCCACAAGAGTATGCATATCCGTGCCGCGAGAAGTAGCCGCTTTAGTGATCTTCTCCGCTTCTGCTTCACCGACCTTTTTGCGCCAGTTAATGAAGATTTCACGATTAAAGTAACTGGTAATGGAAGTGATGGAGACTAGTTTTATCAACTCATCTCCATCAGGGACGCTATAATATCTCACACCGTCCACAGTTTCTCTTTCGAGTCGTGGAAGTTCAATATCAATATGATCAAACATTAAAAACCTGCTTCTAGTTTCGCGATAATATATTCTTTGACAAGTCCAGAACGAACAATATCATTGACACCAAACTCAATTATATCAAAAGAAGGCATTTTACGCAATACCGTCATAAAATCGATAATTCCGTTACGCTCATTTGTTTTCAGTAAATCTGATTGAGAAGCATCTCCACAGAACATAATCTTGGAGTTTTCACCAACACGAGTGATAATAGAATCAAGTTCGTGATATGACATATTCTGAAACTCATCTACAATAATAATTGAATTATCAAGTGTAGTGCCTCTTAAGAATGAAGTGCTCCAAAACTTAATGGTTTCTTGTGACTTGAGATTACCATATAGCATCTCAAAATCAACATCAGAAGGCATCTGAAACATATACTTCACCATATTCTTATAAGGAATTTGGTAAATGTCTGATTTATCATCATAAGATCCTGGAAGAAATCCAATTTCTCTGGTAGCAACTAAAGAACGAACCAGATAGATTTTCTCATAAGGTGTTTTTTCATCCAAAACTTCTCTTAAAGCATTATAGAGAGTAATAAAAGTTTTGCCAGTTCCAGCGCAACCATAAGCGACAAGATGTTTTTGATTTGCATAGGATTCAAAAAGTTTTTTTTGATTATCAGTAAGTGGATCAATATTTACAAGATATTCACCATTTAAAGGTTTTTTTCTTTTTGTTTGACGAGTTGTGAGACCAACATCAGATGGTTGATCATTCGTCGTTCTTTTTCTTCTTGCCATTAGATTTTTTGTAAATGATTTGCGATTTTTAAAATATGTTCGGTGAATAAGGATACATTCATATCACTTTTCATATAATTACATCTAGTACAACAAGATACACAGTTGTCAACTTCATATCCAACATTACTATCTATTCTATCAATTCCATTATAGGGGACTGGAATTCCCACATATTTTCCTTTACCCCTATGAGGTTGTTTTAATTCTGGTTCCAAACCACAATAATAGCAGTTTTTTTTAATAATTTCAAGATGTTCTTCTTTTGATAAATTAAAATCTATATTTCGTGTTTTAGCTCCAGATTGATATTGTTCGTAAATGTACCTATAAACACTTTCTGGTTTTCTTCTTTTTTGTGCATTAAAGTTATTTCTGTAGATATGATTACAACCACAACTTTTTGCCCTGTCTAATTCATTTTTACATACAAAACTATCGTATAAAAAAATCTTTTCTGTTCCACAAATACATTTACAT